CCACAGTCTCCTGCTTTGGGTCAATACCCAGGTAAGAGGTGCCACGGATAGGTTTACTAACCCGAGGGTTCTCACCTGAGAGCTCGACGGTGTGAGCCATAACAGCAGTGCTGCACGGACGTCACTTCTCATTTTTCCATTTCGAGCAAGAGGTTCAACCTCTGCAACCCATTTGAATGGGCCCATCATAGTCTTGACTAGTTGGGAAATGTTCCAATTCGAAGTAGTAGAGATCTGACTCCATCGCGTTATGATCCGCCTTGACATCTCAAACCGACCGAAAATGTCGTGGATCTCTATCTCCTCTTTGAGGGATAGAGGCGACACGTTCTGCCCGTTGATTTATGTCTGATTTGCAAAGTTAACCATCCCTGTTTCAGAGATGTATGACTTATGCAAACCGATGGAGATTCCGAACTCTTCACACAGGTTCTTGTATTCATGTGCAGTGGCCGGACAACCAATGGCTACGTCATCCCCAAGGACAACGTAGTCGGCCCACTCGAGGCTAAAAGCCCCGGTTGCTCGAAAACGAGCAAAGTGCACCATAAAATGGTGAACAAGGGCCATGCTAGGCCATGACGACTTAGCACCCATCGGCTGACCAGTCAGGTACACAGCGAACGGATGAGTGACGGACAAGGCAGCTCTCGAGGTAACACCTAGAGATGTTAGAGTCCTTCCAGGAAGCCACCAGTGCCTCTTAGCTAGAATCTCTAGCCAGAGGTTAGTCGTCGTAGGACCCATGGTCTTCGACGCACCGAAAACCACTTGATACAGCACGATCGGTATACGATCCGTCGCGGCAGAAAGATCAAAAGAACTTACGTTCTGGAGACCCTTCTCGACGAAGGCCCTAAGGCCTTCGTCCTGATCAAATGTACAATCGGCTGGGAGTTTCCGAAGGATGGATTCCATCCAAGAATGGATCGGCGTACAAATACGCTGAGTCCAATGGTCGCAGATGGCGAAGACCCTCACCTTCCCGGCCGCCTCGTATTTTATACAAAGGCGACCGAGTCGGAGGAGAGAGTCCTTGAGTCGGGGACGTGAAGGGTCTGCCAGGCTTAAGCCGGTAGCCCCACTAGACGTCTTTCCTACGGAAGGACGTTTATCCACTGTCTTCCAGATCCAAGCGGTATCCTGAGTGAACTTTTCAGTCAGGAAGGACTTGAAAAAGGCTTTCAGCCTCTCCAAGTTCTCGCGGGGTTCATAACCCTTTAGACCGTTCTCCTCACGCATCCAAAGGAGCTCCAATCTCTCTAACTGATCGAAGAGTAGTTTATCTCCGACCTGCCGAGCCCAACGGAGGAGGACAGAGATTTCATCTCGTCCACGTGCTAGCCTGAACCAGGCTAGTGCGTCTATCTCGGCATTACTGCCGGAACAGTCCCCATCATTCGCTCCCGCTGTTGTCAGGAAGGAGTCCTTCGTAACGAAGGGATGCTTTCCAACCTCAGGATAGGAGTCCACCCCTTGCCCGGAGAGCGCAGACCAAAATTTGCTATGAGCAAATTCACCCATCTTTGTGACAGTGCCCATCACCTCCTTCATTTTAAATGTAGGGCGGGTGATGATCGTCGAGATCTTCAAAAGACCTGGACAGTGCATCGCCTTGTAACTAAACAAGAGCGAAGCCCACACTCTCATAAGACGGAAATCGTTCTTAGAACGAGCCCGTGTCAGCGCATCCCGGAGGGGTAGAGGGAAGGCCTGAGGCAGTCCTCTCCTATCCAGCTTAATAGGCACTCCCGTTTCACGGGAGCTCTTACACGGGTTGCTACCCATGTACCTATTGAGGATGTAGAGCATTGATTTCATCCTCTGAACAAGGCCCGCAGGGCCCTGGTCTCGGACGATGGTCGTTAAGTGAAAGAGAAACTCTTCAAAGAGTTTGAAGTGCCATCTCCCTTTAACGGGAGCCCCTCGGTAGTTTACCGAGGGGACCAGAAGAGCGATACCAACTCCCCAAAACAGGGTTTTGGTAAACCAAGTTGAGAGGAGCCTTCGGAGATTACTCTCCGAAGGTACGATCAATACGGAACCGTCCTCTTGCTGAACCGCGACCTTCGCGTCTATGAGATTCTCTCGTAGATGCGTTGTGAAGGTGTCAACACGACCCCTAAAGTCATACCCTTTTTGGGCTGATTGTCTGGCCTCCTGAGCCCTCTCCCTAGCAAGGGGAGAAGTGGACGGAGAAGAACCAGCAACAGC